TTAACATCTACTGACATAAGATTGCTATATTCCATAGCATCCCTTAGTACAAGAACTGAACGGCTATCAACAAGATTAGATAACTCTTCTTCAGTAAAACCTTTGGTTAAAGCATAAGAACGAATATCTGCGGCAAGATTATTCCTAGAATTATCATCTGTCCATTCTGGGATAAGTTGTGCTAACTTTTCATGCTCCTGGATTTTCGTTTGATCCAACATTCTTTGCTGCTCATACTGCTGAGTTTGCATAGCCTGTTGATAATTTGTTCTAGCCTGGTTTATTTTATCTTGAGCATCTCTGAATTCTTCTCGCCTAACGAGATATTCTTCTTTATCTTCTTCCTTTAACCTTTCCCAATCTATATTAAATCGTTCAAGATTAGAAGATGAAGATTGAATGATCTGCTCTAAATTATTAGCGTACTGCATTCTTTCTTGTTGAGTCTGCGCTAATTCAGTTTTCCATTGATTTTCCAATGACTCTAAACTGCGCTGGTGTTCAGCAAGTTTTTGTGTTTTAGTGGTATAATCTGCTTGTCGGGAATATCCCTTGATGAGTTCGTCGTAGGTAACCTCTATCTCTTGGCCGTTTGCCATAACAGGAAATAAAGGCTCTTCTTCGCCATCATCATCTTCCGCAGACTCTTCAGATTCTTCCTCTTCGTATTCCGATTCGTCTTCCTCTTCAGATTCCTCTTCCAATGATTCGTCTTGAGTTTCCTCGGTAGACTCTTCCTCTTCTGTAGGGGCGGCTTTCTCAGTTTCTGGTTTCTCCTCTTCAGGTTCCAGAAGTCCAAGTAGTACCTCTTCTGCTTCCGCTACACTGCCGGGAGCGGGTTGTAGTGGCTGTATAGCCTCATGCGGGGCTTGTCGCGTATCCGCCATAATTTATTCCTCTTTCAGATAAATGGGTGTTGCTTATCCAAAACCTTATTCATGTGTCCAGTTTCAACTATGGACGTTATATGACCATAAAGTTTGTCAAGCAGTCGCATCGCAAGCCAGATTGATTCTCTGGCTTCCAACTCTGATGAACCACTGGCTGACCAGCGATCCATTAAATCTTTTCTTAATATCTCAAATGCCTCATTAAATAATTCATTGTTTAGAAGATTGTTCGCTCTTTCCTCTCTATGTTGATCTGTCATTATTTCTTTTTCTTTTTGGGCGGTCTTCCACGTTTCTTTCCGTATGTTCCTGGGCCATATGGCATATTAGATTCTCCTATCCTATTGCAACAGGTCTTTCTTGTTGCGCTTCTAAGTTTAATTCAGCCATCTTAAGTTGAGCATCAACCGCATTTTGTTCAGCCTCTTGCTGAAGTTTCTGCGCTTTGATCTGTACATCTGCTGCTTTAATTTCAAGTTCCTGCTTCTTTAATTGCATTTCCATTTGAGCCATTTCTTCTTGAGGATTTGGCTGTGGAGAAATTTGAGATGGATCAGTTAAGAAGTCACTGATGTTTTGGAATCCCATTGCTTTAACGAGGGCTGCTCCAAGGTTATACATATTTTGCTCATTGACTATCTTTAATCCACCCTGCATTGCTTGAGAAGCAAACTGAATCATTTGTGAAAGGTGCATCATCTGTTGATCTTTGCTTCCGTGACCTAATGCAACTGAAACAGTACAATCATATTTATCTTTCCAAACGTCTGGACGAACAGGAATCCACTCATTACGAAGCATGATTACTCTTTCTTTATCCTGATTCTTGTAAAGGAGTTTATAAATCATAATCATCAAATCCTTTACACCAGTCTCTGCGAAGTTCCTGGCAATGAGTTCTACGCGACTCTGTGCGGCTGTCATAACGGCGTTGACAGCAGTAGCCGTGGTATGAGATGTCAAAGCATTTTCATTCATGCCCTGAGACATTCTTGATACACCAGCCCTGGATTCTCTTACCCCATCCAGATATTCGAGCATCTGGAATGAGTATGGCTCCAAGGATGGAGTTGTTAAAGGCATGATAGCATTGGGAGACTTAACCCTAACTACACCGCCCGGTCTTTGTGTAAGAAGGTCATCTAGGTTGGCCTGACCCTCTAGAACCGCATACCTACCGAAATTCTGGTTGTACATATTATCCATGAGGTTACGCATCAGCGTAGACTTCATCAATTGTAAATCCATTACCAAGTCAGCAACAGACATACCAAAAAACTTATGTGGTATCTTTATGGGCGTAAGAGAAACAAACGGAACAGAATCTATTTCATCATTTGCTAGAACATAATTTCCTACTGTACATACTTTTCTTAGTTCTGCAATTCCATCATTATTAAAATCTGATTTTATAAAAGATTCATATAACCAATACTGCATTAAAGCCTCTTCTGTATCAGATTCCCCAAGATTAAAATTAGAACTATCATCAAACTTAAATCTTGACTCCCTCTCCCCAAAGAGGGCATCATCATATTCTCCACCACCAAGGTCTTCAATACCCAAATCCTCATCTGGATACATCTCCCTCAATTCAGATAAAGTCTTTTGAACTCTATGGCAAACAAACCTTGCATCTGGAATAGACTTTGCATTTCTGGAAATTAAGAATTCAGAAGGAGGAACATTCTCTATCTTAATTCTTCCGTCGTAAGAATCTTTCCTTATAACAACATCGTGAAGTTTTACGTCGCCTTCTAAATATTCAGAATGCTCTAATACTTCAACACCGTCCTGCATAAGCAGAGACTGTAATCCAATTTCATCTAGTCCACTATACTCTTCTCTACCAGAGTCTTCATACTCATCCCACCATACTTTAACGATACCATTCTTAGAAAGCAGGGCATCGGTAAACCATGAATACATAATCTCCCAGCCAGGATTATCTTTTGTAAAAACATAATTAACATAATCAGTGGCTTGATCTGCCATCTCTACATCTTCCGGCCCGTGAGGATTAAACTTAACCATCTCATCACCGGATGCGAATACACGCATAAGAGATGGTTTGATCCACTCAATAGTATCTTGAACTGTAGAATCTACGAACTGTGATCTTCCCTCTACTTCATTACCAAAAGGCATACCATAGTAATATTCCATAGCCTTTTCACGCTGTTCTGAAATAGTATCTCCATATCCAAGCGAGTCAGTAATCTCGCTTTTGATTCTGGCTACTAATTCTTCTTCAGTGATTTTTTCTTTTGCCATTAAATTATTCCATAGTTCTTGTATTCAACATCTTTAGTCCATGCCGGGTCTTCACCTGAAACTGCAAACCTTGCTGACATAGCAGCATACCTAGTTGCAGACATTAAATCATCCCTCAATGGAATAATTTTCCCACCTTTTCTATGATACATTCTAAACTCTTCCCACCAGTCTCCAAGAGTGGCGAATACATGAAATTTGCCATCTTCCATTCTTTGCAGAATATCCATAATGCCAACCTCTATGGAGTTTCCACCTTTCTTTTCTCCCAATGCTGGGGGATTCTCAAAGTGGAATGGTAACATATTACAACCTAAATTCCTATATTGGTCAGCAAGACCAGGATTACCCATTGCATCCTTTCTGTGACCATCATGGGGCCATGCTATAGGAATAAAATGGGGTCTTGTCCTGATAGCCCCCGCATGAACAGCCGGTGCTGCTTTAGCTTGCCTATAACAATCATAGACATACATATCATCTTCATCTCTATCCCATGCTATCCATACGCAAGCAGTAGGATGGTCAAACCCAAAGTCTATACCACAAATTCTAGGCCAATGCTTGGGTATTGTAATTGGATCAATTATTAATTTCTCTTCATCTATAGGAAATACAAGTCCAGAACCAATAGATGGACGACCATATCTACGCATTTCCCTTTCATGGGGAGCATACGAGGATAGAATCTGCTGCATAACAGCCTCATTAAGATGTCCATTTTCGCCATTCATGGACTTTACTTTTTCTGAGGCATCATCCCATGTAGCATTTACAAGGGATTGTCCAGGCTTAATATTATTTATGAAGGAAGCAACAGTCTCCGTCATACCCGCTTCAGGAGTAAAGGTCATATAAACCATGCCTTTGCGGTCTAAAGTTCTAGTAACTGCTTGACTATAAATATCTCTTGATGGTTCCTCATCTAGCCAAATAGCATCCACGCTACGACCTTGCCACTTCTCGACTCCCATCTCATAAGCCTTAAAGAAGAGAGAACTGTTGCCGCCAGTCACGTGCCTAATAAGGGCAACACTCTTCGCATTAGGGACGCCGGGTTTCCTCTCAGTTTTGACAATCTTATCTCTTGGTACAGTGCCTGATCCAAAGGCTTCAGGGTCGTCGGGTGAGCCTAAGAGTTCAAACTGAACGATATCTCTAGTGGTTTCATTAGAAACTCCACCGGCCCACGCGACAATAGGTTTCTTGTAAACTCTTCCCTCCCACCAATCTGGGTATATACCAGTCAGATGATAGGAGAGTTCCATACTACCGCAATAGGATTTTCCTATACGGTTAGCAGCCATGAGCAAACGCTGATTAGCATCTGCTCCTGTCTTGTGAAACTTTAACTGGTAAGGGTAAGGATCGTATTGATCAACACGATTATACCTCTCACGCCTGTAAAGTTCTAATTCTAATTCGTATTCTAGCTTAGTGTCTAAGGCGGAGGGCATCGAGTTCCTTCTGGATATCTGCTGTAGACATTTGCTCTACATTGGTTTGCTCGATTCTTTCTACTGGCTTCAATCCTGCGCGATCCAATACATCTTTAATCGCACCCAGCTTTACTGATTCACTCTCTGCATTACTAACAAGATTTCTTAACTCACTTAGCGCAGACGGCATAATCTCTGCGACTAACTTTTGTGTCTTCTCGGCAATCTCTCCAGCAAATTGCTTAGTTAATTGATATCCTTTGTGCTTTGCACTATGTTCGCTATACCCCGCATCTATAGCAGATTGAGTAGCATTACCAGTGCGGCAAAAGTTCTCTACAAACTTTTCTTGTAATGAAGTTTTCATCTTTTCATCGGCCCCTTGCCTTCAAATTCATCTTCAGATAAAAACTGATCTTCATAATTTATTGATCTCGATGTCATTCGGGGCGCTCTCCCCCCAAACTTTCTAAATGTTTGATGGCCCCCCGGATCGTCAGTTGGTATGTTTTCCTCTAGTCCAAATGGTATTTCTCTTGTAAACGGGTCACCAGGCTTCCACTCTTTTTCTGGGTCAACTTCTTGTATCATTATCGGATAATCTTTATAATAC